CTGGCCAGCTTCAACAGCGTCCAGAGCCAGTGGGCGGCGGTGTTGGCAATGGCCACGTTGCTCACGTCGGCCTACACCACGAAGCAAGAGAATGACTACTCGGCCTTGACCGTCTGGGGCGTCTTCTCGGACGTGAGCAACGTGGCCATTGCCAACCGTGCTGTGGATCGTGACGGCCAGATCCGGGCTGTCCAGCGTCAGTATGTTGAGGGCGCACCCAAGCTGATGCTCATGTCTGCTTGGCAGGAAAGGCTGGAGTTGCATGATCTTGTCACTAAAGTGAGTGATAGCTGCCGCAAGATGCGCGTGGATCGGCTGCTGATTGAAGACAAGGCCGCGGGCCATTCTGTGGCACAGGAAATCCGCAGGCTGTACGGCCATGAGAAGTGGGCGGTGCAGTTGATCAATCCCGGGGCGCAGGACAAGCTGGCTCGGCTATATTCAATCCAACACCTCTTTGCCGAGGGGATGATCTATGCGCCTGAGCGGGCGAGACATCGGGCTGCTGGAGCGGTCCCCGGAGCGTATCGCTGCGATTGACGCAAGCAGGCTGCATACTGGTCAGCCCCCGCCTGCTCTGTACCCAATTTGAGGATAAGATGGAAAGAATATTGGCCCACGCGGTAGTGGACCGCATAGAGATCCCTGTAGTGAACGGCAGCGGCAATGGCATGTGGCGCGTGGAAGTTTGGGGTGAGGAGCCCCATGACTATGTGCGGATATATACGATTAACGCAAAGTCTGATACATTAGCTGCGCAGGAGGGGCTGCGGCGCTTTGAGGACGAGGTTGCGCAGATACTAGCGGAGAATCAGTAATGGCTATGACACCCGGCCTGTCGCCTAACATCCGTATGCCCGAAGAGGGCCTGATGAACGGCGCAACACCTGACTCCGGCGCTGAGATCATTATAGAGGATGCCGACGAGGGTGCTGATGTTCCTGAGTTGGACATGGATGGCAATGTCCTGACGATTGAGCATCCTGACGGTAGCATCTCTGTCTCACTAGATGGACAGCCGATTGAGCGTGCCAGCAAGACCAGCGCAGGCTGGTTTGATAATCTTGTCAATGACATAGAGCCAAGTGAACTGACGCGCATAGCTGACGATCTGATGCGCGGTATCAGCGATGATATTGAGAGCCGCAAAGAGTGGATTGAGGACCGGGCGCAGGGGCTGAAGCTGCTCGGCCTGAAGCTGGAGGTGCCGGGGATCGGTGGCGCTGCCGATGGTGCGCCGGTGGAAGGCATGAGCAAGGTGCGGCATCCGCTGCTGCTGGAAGCCTGCCTTCGTTTCCAAGCCAATGCCCGGTCTGAACTGCTGCCGACCGATGGGCCGGTGAAGATCCGCAACGATGATAACAATTCAACGCCGCAGGAAGACAATCTGGCGAACTTCCTAGAGCGTGACCTTAATCACTATCTGACGGCTGTTGCGACCGAGTACTATCCAGACACTGACCGGATGCTGCTGATGCTTGGCTTTGGCGGCACGGCATTCAAGAAGGTTTACTATTGTCCGTTACGAAATCGCCCGGTTAGCGAGACGGTGGATGCCGATGACCTGATTGTGAACAATGCTGCTACGGATTTGCGTAATGCTAAGCGTGTGACCCACAGGACGTTCATGCGGCCCAGCACGATCAAGCGTTTGCAGTTGCTTGGGGTTTATCGGGACACTGACCTGAATACGCCCAGCCCGGCGAACCTTGATGCTGTTAAGCGTGAAGAGAAGAGTCTCCAAGGCATCTCGGTGAGCGTTGCCAATCCTGATGATCGGGATCGGGAGATCTATGAGTGCTACTGCGAGTTGGACATAGCAGGGTTTGAGCATGAGTATAAGGGTAAGGTGACTGGTCTGGAGATCCCGTACCGTGTGACCATTGATGCCAGCAGCCGGGAGATCCTGAGCATTGTCCGCAATTACGATGAGGATTGCGTTGGGTTGCCGGAGGCTCGTGAAAACTTTGTAAAGTATACTTTTGTTCCGGGCCTTGGCTTCTATGACATTGGTTTGCTTCATATTCTGGGGAACACAACAAATGCTATTACTGCTGCGTGGCGTGAGATGCTGGATGCGGGCATGTACGCTAATTTCCCCGGCTTTCTCATGGCTGATACCGGCGCACGCCAGAACACGAATATCTTTCGCGTTCCTCCGGGCGGAGGCGCACTTGTTAAAACTGGTGGTATGCCGATTAACCAAGCAGTGATGCCGCTGCCATACAAGGAACCCGGTGGGGCTTTGATGAGCCTAGTTGATAACATGGCTCAGACGGGTATGCGGATCGGTGGAACGTCAGAGCAACAGGTCGGTGAGGGGCGTGCAGATGCAGCCGTGGGCACCACTCTTGCTATGATAGATCAGGCCATGAAGGTGATGAACGCGGTGCATAAGCGGATGCACAGCGCTCAGGCTAGGGAATTTGAGTTAATTGTCAGGACGTTTAAGGAAAACCCGGATAGTTTCTGGGAGCGGTGCAAGAAGCCGTCGTATCAGTGGGATGAGCAAACGTTCCTGACTGCGATTGAGGACTGTGATCTTGTTCCGCAGGCTGATCCTAACACGGCCAGCCATAGCCAGCGTCTGATGAAGATTGTGGGTTTGAAGCAGCTTCAGCAGAGTAACCCGCGGATGTACAATCAAGTGGCGATTGACACTGCTGCGTTGCAGGCAATGGGTTGGAATAACCCTGAGCAGTTCTTTGCGCCTGAACAGCAAAGGAACGCACCGCCGCCTGAGATGATGGCTGCTATGGCTGACATGCAGATCCGCAAGCAGGATGCCGATACGCGGTCCAAAGAGGCTGACGGCAAGCTGGCTATTGACCAAGCGAAGTTACAGGCTGACCAGCAGATTGATATGGCTCGTCTGGGTGAGTTGTATATCAAGAAGCAGGAGGCTGACACCAAGCAGCAATCTGCACAGGCTCGCATGATGTATGACCAGACGCGGGCTGAGAACGAGATAGCCAAGATCCGGGCTGATCAGGTAGCGGAACAGCGTATTGATCCGACTGACCAGATGCTGGCTCAGATGAAGCTGAAGGAAATGGAAATCCGGCAGGCTGATGCTGAGTTTGATGCCTTGAACCGGGACGCGGAGAGGGAAAGCCGTGAGCGTGTTGCTCTTGCTAAGATAGTGCAGGATCTTGCTGCTCATCCAGAAGCTGCCCCTCTGGTAGAGAAGTATCTGACTCCTGAGTTCCTCCAGAACCTGAAGGAAGAAGGCTAATGCCAAATATTAAACTTCTTCGCGCTATGCAGCTTGCCCGTGGCATTCGTCCGCGTTCTAGGTTTGACAATGGAGGGGTGGCGGACGATTACAGGGTTTTGACTGACCCAGAGCCAATTGCCGAGGACAATGATTACACACTCTACTCGCGTAGGGACTTGGCCGATGCACCGCGTTCTATAGATCCGGGGCTTCAACCAACTGGTGCTATGCGAATGCGCCAGACAATGAGAAACATGCCAAGGGGGGACGAGCCTGTTACTCCGTCTCTCTTTGATGATCCTAATTCAGAACCAGTGGCTCCAGATGATATGCAGCCGCAAGATTGGCGGGAGAGGCAATATAATAGGGTTCCAATTACGCTCAAACCCGGGTCATGGGCTTATGAAAGAAAAAGAAGGTTCCCCTACGGAGTGTATTCCCGTAATTGGGCCAACCGATCAGATGTAAATCCACAAGCAAACCTTGCTAATTATGATCCGAATTCCCGAGTTTGGGAGGCGCTTTATAATAATCCAATCAAGCCAGCCAGACAATTTTCCCCTGATACAGATGCAGAAGCAGACATGCCCGGCGGCACCAGTTTTGCACTTTTTGAAAAAACCCCTTTGCGTGCTAAACCGTTAAGTAGAGGGGTGGTTCCTGCACCAGAAACTGCCGGAGGGCCTGACTTTTATCAACTGCCACGTCCTAAACCTTCGCCAGCAGTTGCGCCATTGCCTGAAGCAAAAGAAGTTGGTTCCGGTCGTATTGGCACTCGTCCATCGGCAGTTCGCTCTCCTGTAGCTGCCAGTAAGCCTGACACAAGAGCCTATGATGCGGCCCGCGCTGCGGCTAAGCAGGCATGGGAACGGTACAACGAGTCTGAAAATCCGGCTGACTTTGTTCGGGCTTCCAATGCCATGCTTGCTATGGAGAAGGCTGCCAAAGCCTCTGCTGCCGTAGCAAAGAGCGTTGTCTCTGGTTCCCGACCATCACCTGTCATGAGTTACGCCCCAACTGGCGGCCAAACATCAGGCGGGTCATTACAGCAGATTTTAGGTAAGGCAAACGCTGAATCACCTGATAGTTTTAAGGCAAACTCTGTTTCCATTCTTTATGGGTATGACCCAAACTTTGTGTATGGCCGGTCTGCTACGCAAAAACAACAGCCTTTCAATAACATAGTTCTTCATCACTCCACCGGAAACATAAACAATCTGGTGAAGTATGGGCAAAGAGTTGACCCACAGCGTGGCGGGGCTTTTGGCTATCATTTTTACATAGATCGTGATGGTAAAGTGATTCAGGGCGCTCCAATGAGTAAGCGCACTAATCACATTAAGCCTGTTGGCCATACCATGCGTAAAGATAAGATGGACATATCTAATGCCAATAGCGTCGGAGTTAGCCTTGTAAACGCTGAGAAGGGTGCCACGGCTGCACAACGGTTATCAGCAGAGAAGTTAGTCCGTGCTTTGATGCAGCAATATGGCATTTCTGCTGGCAATATTGTTGGGCATGGCGAACTTCAAAAAGATCGTATGGCTACAGAGGGGCAATTGGCTCGTCTGTTCCGGGATACTTTCCGAGAAGCTGGTGGCCGCGTAGGTTATGCCACTGAGGGGGCGGTTGTAGCTGATACGGCGTCTGCCCCTGCTACGAGAGAGCAGATACAGGATCTCTACCAGACCCAGCTAGGCCGAGAAGCAGATACCGGTGGCTTGGACTACTGGGACAGCACTGACCTATCCTACAATGATCTGATGCCGCATTTCTATGATGCCTCAATGGGTAGCGGTCAGTCTACGGCCAATAACGCCTATCAGCCACTTGCAGGCTATCTGGAAGCCCAGACTGCCTACAACAGGTCTTTGATGCAGGGCCAGCCTATCGGTGACATAGTTTCCCAGAAGGGCCAGTATCTGGGCTACAACCAAAATAGCCAGAACGCTATTGATAACTATCTGAAAAACAATGAGATAACACCCGGCACAATTACCGGCTCTATGGGTGAGTTCTCTGCCAACGATGCCCGCAATCTTGCTGCGATGATGTATGGGGAAGCCCGTAGTGGGTTTGGTGTTAAGACGGATGCTGATGCTGCTGCGGAAGCATGGAACCGTGCCACCAATTATCTGCAAGGCAATATGCAGGATGCTTTGGAGCCCTATAAAAACATCACCAACTTCAACAAGGCTTCTGAAGATTACAACCAGCGTGTAGCAGAGCGGGCTGGGACTAATTTGTCTAACTTTAACCAGCTTGGTGGCCATAGCTTCTTTACCTACGGCAACGAGGCAGATCGGCTCTCCAAGGCAAAGGAAATTCCGTATCCTCCTCCAAGGCCGGATACTATTTCGCTTGATATTCCTGCCGTTGGGTCTAACGAGACATCTGGCGCGTATGAGTTCAATCCTCTGGTAGACGTTTCTTCTGCTACGCCGGGCTATGACAATTACACTGTAGGCTTGGATACCAGTTATAAGTCTATGCCCACATTTACCAATCTGTCGGTTAATCCGTCTGACTATGGCAATTTCTCCGGTAGCGGGGATCTTGGAGGTGCCAGTGGCTTGAACACATTCAGCACTGACTTGAATGACTACTCCAACGCTGGCCTTAACTTGGGCTATGGTGGAAACTCATGGGATGGCTTAGACGGCTGGGGCGCTGAAAGCTACTTTGCCGATGGCGGGGCAGCTAAGGGCGGTAAGTCTGAGAATAAGCGTCATCCTGCTATGTCCATCCCCGGCATCCATATTGTCACCGCTGAAGCGGGAGAGCCCAAATTTACGGGAGAGCGGTGATGGAAGACGAAGATCAGAACATCACAGCTTACCACGGCTCCCCACATGACTTTGAACAGTTTGACATAGGGAAGATAGGCACCGGCGAAGGTGCGCAGGCTTATGGTCGTGGGCTGTACTTTGCTGAAGCGGAGCCCGTAGCAAAAGAATATCGTGACAAGTTGACTGAGGGAACATACAAAACGTCAACTGGAGAAATATTTGATCCATATAAAGATCTTGAGCATATGAATGTTAGAGTTGCGGCTTATAAAAACATTGAAAATGCGATTGAACGGGCGAAGGGTCTTCTTAAAGATCAACCTGAAAATGCGGACAAAATAAATCGCGATCTTCAAAAACTTTATGCGGCAAAAGAAGCGCAAGCTGCACCCCATCCCGGCCATATGTACGAAGTGGGCATAGATGCTCACCCTGATCATTTCCTTGATTGGGATAAACCTTTTAATAAACAATCTGATTATGTGAGAGATAGCCTCATTAATTGGAATCTGGCAGATTCTGAAAATCATAAAGATAGTACGGGTAAAAAGATCTACCATAGAACAGGTGGAATATCTGAATTATTGGGTCGGGAAAATGAAGATCCAAGTCGGCATGCTATTGCTGTTGCAAAACTTGCTAATGCTGGCATCAAAGGCATCAAATATTTAGACAGAGGTTCCCGTGCTGCGGGAGAAGGTTCTCGTAACTACGTTGTCTTTGATGACAAGCTAGTAAACGTAAAGCGGAAGTATGAACAGGGCGGTAGTGTTGAAAAAACTGCCGCAAATACCGTTGCATCATCGGCAGACGATTCGGCTAGTGGTATTAGGGCTTTCCATCATGCTTATGAGCCATTTGAGCAGTATGATTGGGCGCGGCTTGGTGAAACAACTCTTGAGAACACATCCGGCACTGATGTGGAAGAATATGCAGGGAACCTCGCAAAGATTGGGCCGTGGGCCAGCAGCGGCGATATAAGTAAGAACCTTGGTTCAAAATTAAGACTTCCTGTTGAATTGACAGGAAAACCAGCAAAATTTCAATCTTTGAAACAACTAGAAAAGGCTGTTCGCCAAGCCGGTGGCCCTAAAAAGTTTAGAGAAAAAATGAAAAATGCAGGGTACGGGCATATCATTGTTAATGATGAAGAGTTCAAGGGGACACAATCATATATCGGGTTATCACCTGATAACTTTAGGATTTTAAAGCGCAAAGGTTATGCGGGGGGACAAGCGGTTACAAAAGAAGTAAAAGAACTGCTACAGGACAAATACCCTACACATTATATGCCCAATGTTGGTCGTCAGGTCATGGCTGACGGTGGAGAGACAGCGCAGCCGGAGAGGGATGTATCTCCTCTTGGTTTCTACAGCCACGCAGCAGATACGGCTCAGAACTTCCCGCAAGCCAAGGGAACCCCAGATCAGTTTAGATCTATGCTCTTAAATTCTGGCGTTAAGCCTGCTGAGATAGAGCATTCTGGATACGATGAAGCGTTTGCTGGCAAGCC